CATAAGTTATATCATAATTTCCACCAGACTCGGCAGCTCCAATGGCTTGGTCAATTACAGCTGTTGCACCAGCCGCAACACCAACTTTGGCTGCTGTTGAACCTGGACTAGATGTTGGTGCTGAAGTAGGTGCAGAACTAGCTGTAGGTTTTGGTGCACCTGTTTGTGCTGGACCTGCAGGCGTTGATGTAGGTTTTGGTGCTGCGCCGGCTGGCGGAGTTCCTGATGGTGCTGGCGCTGATACTCCTGGTGCTGGTGCTCCTGGTGCTCCTGGTGCTGGTGCTCCTGGTGCTGGTGATCCTGGTGCTGGTGATCCTGGTGCTGGTGATCCTGGTGCTGGTGATCCTGGTGCTGGTGTTCCTGTCGGCGCAGTTTCTTTGGGTGGAGGAGTAGGACCTCCTTTTGATGTGGACTTTAGATTAACTTTTAGTGCTTCATTGAGTTCATCTAAAGAATCTACCAATAATTTTTTATTTTGACTTATTCTGGCATCAACTTCTAATTGATATTTTTCTTTTCCCTTTTTATCTATGAGAGTTTCAATTAATTGTTTGTGTCTGATACCATCTTCTTCCAACATTTCTTCTTCAAAATTATCTTCTATTTCTATATTTGTTTTTCTTTTTTCATAGAAATCTTGAGCCATTTTGTATATCTTATTAGCAATTTTTATGGCGGACTCATTCTTAGGAGCTTCATTGGCGACATCATTTTCTACCGAATCATAGAATGTAGTATTAACTTTACCCAAAGATTTTTCAAGGACAGGTTTTACTTCACCAGGTTCTTTTTTACCACCAAATATATCAGATGGTTTAATTGCTTTTATTTTACTGAGCATTTTACCAATGGTTTTAAAGTCAAACTTCTTGACCATTTTACTCAATTCTTCTTGAGTTTCACTAGAAGGTTCTTTTTGTTGAGTTGGTTCGACTGGCGTTTCGGCCGAATCTTCAGATTCTTCAGGTTGTTCTTTATCTTTGGGTTTTCCCAAGATGATAGCTTCGGCTTTACTGGCAGCTCGGCCATATGAACCATTTCTACCTAAAATAAACCAATAACCCTTACCTTGAAATGCGGAAGAATCCCATGCAAATGTTTGTTTATTGGCTTTTTTGGTTATCATTTAGCGTTTTGTCTTTGCTTAATTTTTTCATTTTCTTCTTCAATGTATTGTATAAGCATAGCAACGTAAATGTCCCGTTCCCAAGGTATCATATTTTCAAGTTCGAACAAACTATATTTGTGGTGCTGTATCAATGAAAAGTTTGTTATGTAGTAATTCTTCAGGTTGTCATGACGAAATGTTAGGCGAAAAAAGAGTCTAGACCCTCCACTTCTATCGTGTGATGAAACTTACACTTTTTACAATCCATTTCTATTTTTTTATTTAACTTTGGTAAATTATTAAAGAAGTTTTCTATTTTACTAAATTGTTCTTGGCTCAATGATTCAATGAATTCAATAATCTCATCTGGTTCTGTTTCAGCTGCATAATAATATTGTTCACCATCAAAAATGTATTCAACACTTTCGGCAATCATATCAAAAGCCATATCGGTGATACTTTCAAACTTATTGGCACGTTCTAAAACAGAAAATTCTGGATACTTTAGTTTAACACTAATGGCATTATTAATTTGAATGATGTCATTTACAACATTGGTCATATCTGGTTGTATTTCTAAAATATTCAATTCGGCCGTCATTAAGTTACCACAAGTTTTTTCTTCAACTACATTCTCACATCGATATCTACTTTGCACTATCTCACCAATAGACCGAGCTCGAAGATTTAAAAAATAAAATTCAACATCAATAATAGGTAATCTATCAATATCAAGACCTTCAGTCAAGGTACAATTATGTAGTACCTGTCGGATGTTTCGTTCAATCGTTTCTTTATCATCGGATTCCATAGCCATTAATAAATTACGCTGTTCTTTTACTAAGAACGGCCTAAAACGTATTTTCTTTTTTGATAAAGGTAATTCAAGGTCATAGACCGGTGTATCAATTTTTGGTAAAGCCATTTTATTATCACTCCACTAAGTTAATTTTATAATTCAGAATTAGGGTTAAAAAATATTCTATTACTATTTTGATTCCTTCTGTATGTTGAAGTTTTTTGCCATGATGTATATACAAATACTACAGTTAATTTATGATGTCCTTCGGCAGACCAATCCAAATCTAATTGATTAACTGAAATAGGATAAGCTTCAAATAAATCAACTGAATATGAAAGTTCATTATTATTTCTATATTGTCTTATATTAATAGTGGTAGAATATGTATTTTTATAATTTGGATTATAATTAATTGATGGCACAACAGCTTCTAACCATCCATCAAAAAAATATTTTGCTAGCATATCATCATCAACAATAAAAGTAAGATTCAAATCATTGAATTGTACTTGATAAGGGAATTTTTCTACAGGATTTGAACCAAACTTTTGTTCGGCTGTTGCATACGTTCTACTTGGTAGTTCAGCAGTTTCACACCGTAATATTAATTCACTAGAGCTTATATTATTATATGTTTTTGGTCCAATAGTTACCTCAAATCGGCTTGGTTTAGCCACATCGTTAAAACTATTAAAAAAAGTTTTTATTGGTGAAGGCATCTTAACTATTCCTTATTTCGTGTACCGAATCTTGCCATACCGCTTTGGCCTGAGCACCTTTAAACTGTTGGACAGGCAGAAAAGTTGCCACATCCCATTCATTTGGCTGAACGGCAAGTATCTTTGACCTAATTTGACTATTTAAATATCTTTTAATACAAGGACGGAACGCTTTAAACGTCTTGGAGGCGCTTAAAATGTCATAACTGATTCGTAACCTTTTAATTCCGTCCTCATCGTCACGGATTGCGTATTTCATTAGTTTACCTAAAAATGCCACTCTATATTGTATTGGCAAATAATGTAGGTTCAGTCCCATAAAACCATCTGTATGTTTTTGTAATGTCAATACCAAAGGAAATCTATCATAATAATCTAAATCATCTTTACCTTTTGGATCATAATAAAAGTAATACAAATTACCTATAATAAACCGATTCATCTTTCTATATTGTTCGGCTTTAATTCCTGTTGCTAACTTAACTGGACTTCTTAAATCTACAATCTTCTGTAAAAACCATTTATAAGACTCTCTTGACGGAGTTGGCCGTAAAGTCGAGGACATTTTAAGTCCTTCAGACTGTCTTTGTTGAGCTAATTCGGTTAGTTTGGATGTCATTTACTTATTTAGTTACAGGCCTAGATGGTCTTCCGTAATCAATTTGAATTCCCATCCGCGGTCTAAACAATATTCACTAGCGGCTTTCCATTTGGCTTGATTGACACCCCATGTTTTAACTTCATTGATAAACTGTTTTGTCTTTCTTTTTTGTGGATCAGGTTGTGCCGTTTGTTTCTTTGGTTTAACCTCAAGCATCATAGTTGATAATTTATTGTCTTTTGTTCTAAACTTGACCAGAAAGTCAGGAAAGTAACGATGCCAACGATTATCCACAGGTGATATATAAGGAATAAAGAGTTCTTCTGATGCCCATGTTATAATGGAGTCATTATTATCTAACCACGACATTACTTTAACTTCCCAAGATGAGCGATATACTATGTTGGTGGGGTCGCCAACATACTTTTCTGGGTGTTTTGGTTTGAATAGTCCTGAATATGCCATAAATAGTATGTATACCAAATTTAAGAGAAAAAAATGGCAATATTAACAATAAAGCAAGTTGAAGTAGGGGATTTACCGAAAATTACAGGTCCCTTAGCGATTTTAGAATCTGAACCAGGATTATCAATACATAAGTATCCTTCTGATTTAGGTAACGAAGCAGACTCGAATGAAAAAAATCATTGGGTTACTTTTAGAATCTTTGATATTGAACCTGCTAAATTATCATCGGCTGATACTGGCTTAAAAGACAATAAAACAGTATTAGGGTTAAGTGATGTAGCTGCAGTAGGTACAACTGCACTTTTGGGTGGTACGGCCGCTAAGATACTTGCGGATGGAGTTAAAACAGGATCAATATCTAAAGGAGCAGCTATTGGGACAGGTGCCGTGGTAGTTGGACTTGCGGCTCTTGGTGGTTTTGCTACTGCAACTGGTTTTACAGTAACTCCACCAACAAATAGTGTAAAATCAATAATATCACTTTATATGCCAGATAGTTTAGTTGCTCGATATGATGCACAATATGATGAAATGAGTTTAACTAAAGATTTAGGAGCTGCAATAACAACACTTAGAGCAATAGACGCTGCGGGCGCCGGCGTTCTTGGTGGTAATAACATTGCTGGTAGTGCAGCTGCTGTTCAAGCTGTAGTTTCAGGAAGTGAATTATTCGG